GTTCAGGAAGAAAGCCTTGCTTATCTCGTACAAAGATACATCGATTAGCCGTCTTGATTAAGTCTGTATCCCATTGGTTGGCTTCACCCTTTAAAAACTCATCAACATCGATGCTACCTTTACATTGTGAATGATAAGTCTCGGGAGAGATGTTGTATTGCATGATAAGATGTGGGTACAAACTATTTAAGTCAAAAGACACAACCCAATCATGCAATCCAACCTGAGGTGTCTTGACGTACGCACCGGTGAACGATCCATAGTCAGTCACTTCACCTGTGATAGGATCCTCAGATGAAGCTGCCATTTTGTATGGGATCTCAGGGATGTTTTCCTTAGGTGTTATGACGATGTTGCGATTGATCAAGAAGTTATGTACGATGATATCCCAGAGACGAACCACACCAAACGTATCTGTGTAGTTAGTTTTTGCTGAGTACGCCATGGCATATACAAGTTCGATGAGCTTGAGCTTATCTTCGAGACGAATAACCAAGTCTACGTCTTTAACGTTGTAATCGATGAAGAGCTGATAGTCTTGCTTGTACAACTCATTTAGGTTTCCATACTGAGAATAATCAAGCTTCTTTTCACCAAGCTCAACCATTGCGATGTGATCCAGCTTATATGATTCTTGATTTGCATATGTAAACTTACGATACAATGGAAGGTAATCGAGAGTCGATATACCTAGGATATCGTATATCTCATATTCACCATTGGCTTTACCACGACTGACAACACGAGCGTTGATGATGTTCCATGGCGATAGCTTATTGGTTTCTTCTTCACCAAGAAGACGATTAGAACGATTGATGATGTATGGAATGTCAAAGTTCTCGATGTTCCAGCCACTGATGACGTCAGGTGATATTGCTGAGAATGCTCGAATAAACCATCCAATCAAAGCCGCTTCATCTGTACACTTGACGTATTTGATATGTTCTGAATTTGATTTATAGTCACCACAACCAAACACAAACGTTTCATCATTATATCTCATCGAGATAGCGGTGATATCCTTGTCTGCTTTTTCTGGTTCAGGGAACCCGTCATCAGACGCAACCTCGATGTCAATATAGACAACTTTTATCCTGGTTGAATCGTATTGGATATCATTTGGATAAATGTCATTGATCCATGTATAATGAAACATATGCAATGATTGGCCGTGAATGCTAAAGTTTTCTACACCTTTGTAGGACTCTACAAATTCTTTTGCATCATTGATTGAATCAAAGTCAATTCGATCAACCTTGGTTCCATAGATCGTGGAGTATTGAGCTTCTTCTGGTTGACGTGACTCAACGAAAAGATAAGGCTTACACTTTATCTTTTGCTGAATTCTCTTGTTGTTTTCGTAGCCACGAACAAGAATGTTGCCGCCACGTAGAATTACATTTGTGTAGAATTTCATCTAGGATCTCACTGATAAGCATAAATATTGTAACACGTCTCATGAATTATGTACACCCATATGTTGAGATATTCTTTGATATCTTATCTTTCTATCTTCAAGCCCATGAGTTCCACCATTGATGATCTTAGTCGATTCTTCAATAGTCTTACCATTACAGTTAGTGGTTTTCCAAAAATAACCGGCAGAGACGCATGCACCTTTAGGTGTTTCAAGAAAAAATATTATTTCAGTCAAATCTTTATTTAAATGCTTAGCAAACTTTTGATAATTATTTTTACCAGTCAATTGAATAAGACCATGTCCACGGTAGTTCCAACCATCTCCGCTTTCTTCATTGCCATTACCCATGCGATTAGCATACACACGACTGGCTATTCTTATTGGTTGTCTTGCATACTTTTCTGCTTCTTGTCTGTCTTTAAAATATTTTGGGAATACCTTTAAAAGACCATCAACGGAGTAGTTAAGATTTTCTGCTGTGCGCTTTAGATCACCAGATTCATGACCAATGTGAGCTAAGAATGCCGAGATGTCATGATTAGTTTTGATGTTGTACTCAGATAATACATTTTCAATGTGTGACGAATACTTGCTCAGCGTTTCGTCTGATGCTGAAGGAAATGCTATCTTGAGTAGTTCTTTATTCATGCATTATTTATAATCAAAAAGGGGGAGTTGCCTCCCCCTACAATCTTAAACGATTGATGGTTGAAGTATTGTCATTGATTCATGCATATACATTCCAAATGCGACAGGTGCAAAACATAATGCAAGACATAAAAGAAAACGACCGAATTGTTGCTTAGTCATAAATTACTCCGTTAGTAGCTGTTTGTCTGTAGTGGCTACAACTGAAGGTTCTTTAATCTCAATCTTCTTCGGCTTCTTGTGCTCCGGAATGATTCTTTCAAGAACAATTTGCAGAAGGCCATTAAGCATTTCTGCGCCTTTGATCTCGATTGCATCGCTTAGAGCAAATGTCCTGGTGAATGAACGATTGCTGATTCCTTTGAATAGGTAATCATTGGAATCGTCGTTCTTTGAAGCACCACGGACGATGAGTTTATCTTCCACAAACTCGATTTCAATGTCAGAACGACAGAAACCAGCGACTGCTAGTTCGATGACGTACTTATTTTCATCAACTTTTTTGACGTTATATGGAGGATAGTTAGGGACGTACTTCGTTAATTCGTCTTGAATCTTCGAAGCTTCGTTGAAGAACTTATCGTATCCGACAAAGAAAGAATTGATATTCCAGTCTTTTGGATAGCCAGTAGTATAGACCTTAGTCATTGTAGACCTCCTAAAAAAGCAAGGTTAATAATAGTATCCACCCCGAAGGCATGGACACTATTATTTATACAACAATCACATAATAAAGTAAACTATTTTAACTCATATTCAATCTTATTAATTCTATAAGAAAGAATACTGAGAATATCATTATGATTACATCTGATATACTCATAGTGTTTTATTTACCTTTTCTATTGCATGTATAAATTGTTTTGCGCTTTGAATCCAAGACCATTTACCTGATGACAGATAGGTGTCATATCTATCACAATCTATTGCTTCTTCTAGGGCTAATTGAAGATTATCACTCATATAGCCATTGATACCGTTTTCTACTACTTCGAGAGGGCCTGGTTGTGGATATGCTGCAATAGGTGTACCTGAAGAGATAGCTTCTAAAAGAACTATACCAAACGTATCAGTCTTACTGGGAAATACGAATACTTGAGCATTTGCATATATCTGTGCAAGTTCTTCTCCTATCTTTTTACCTAGAAAGATTACGTCAGGATACTTTTCTTTTAGTTTATTCAGATATGGACCGTCTCCGACGACAATCTTTTTTGAATGTTCAAGTCTACAAAAGTCATCTAATCCCTTTTCTTTGGAAATACGAGAGACACAAAGAGCATAGTCTTCGGTATAAAAGTTTCGCTTGAAATAAGAAAATAGTTCTGAATTGACACCTCTTGTCCAGATTTGAATTCTACTTTCATCGAATCCTTTTCGAATGAGATGTTCGCGAATGCCTTTTGTTGGTACAAAGATGATTTTGCTGTATCGATGAAACCATCGAAAATAGAAGTAAGAGAAAAATGATGGGATTCCCCATCTTTTTTGTATGAATTCTGGAAAAAGACTATGAAAACAGGTTGTGAAAGGTAGTTTCTTTTTGATGCAATATCTTCGTGCAAAGAAACCAAGGGGACCTTCGGTTGCAATATGTACGAAAGTGTTTGAATCTATTTTTTCTTTGAGAATTTCTTTGATTTTGGAGAAGTTGATGACATATTCGATTTCTGGGTAAAACGAAAGAATCTTTCTCTTAAAACCTTGTAAATAAGGATGAATAACATCGTAGGTGTGCCCTTCTCCTTCTATGAAGGGTAGAATGCTGTTATAGGTGTTTACGACGCCGTTGACTTGAGGATGCCATGCGTCAGTGATGATGAGTATTTTCATTGATTTTGTTCCATGTGATTATTTTCCAGTTTCCGTTGTGTTCTTCTACAAGAGCGGTGCAGGATTCTACAAAATCACCATCATTCATATATTCAATGCCATCGATATTCTTGATTTCTGCATGATGAATGTGCCCACAGATTACACCATCATAGCCTTTTCGTCTGCAATAGTCGACCATATTCAGTTCATAGTTTACCATGAACTGGACTGCTTTTTTGACAGTGAGTTTCAAGTATTTGGAAAATGACCAATAGCCAAAACCCATCTTATGTCTTATCCAATTGAGGTGAGTATTCAGGCTTAAAATCAATTCATAGAGATTGTCTCCTAGAAAAGACAACCATTTGTGATATTTTAGAATGCCGTCAAATAAATCGCCGTGAAGAATGAGATATTTCTTGCCATTGAGTGCGATATATTCATGTCGATTGGTGATTGTGATTGAACCTAGTGCAAGATCAAACCCATGAACTGATCTCAGAAATTCATCATGATTTCCTATGATATAGACTACATTGGTTCCATTTTTTGCATGGGAAAGTATCTTTCGAACACAATTTGTGTGTTCTTGATTCCATTTCCATTTTTTCTGTAGAACTTTCCAGCCGTCGATGATATCGCCGACAAGAAATAGATTGTCTGCTGTATTGTATTTTAAAAAGTCAAGAAGAAGATGCGTTTTAGAATCTTTACTGCCAAGATGTAGATCAGAGATACAGATGGTTTTGTATTTGTTCATTTCTTTATCTAGATCCATACAGTGCTGTATGGATCTAGATCTTTAAAGTTTACATTCCTACTTGGGAAGCATTCATCTTCACTGGGGAGATGCAAGCATTAGGTGTGCCAGTAGGACCTCTGGTTGACGTTGCAATCGGGCGATTGTAAACATCATTCGTGGCGGTTACTACTGAGCCTGATGCGATAAATGGTGTTGTTGGTGCAGTTAGGCGATTCTTCAGAGAATTACCAACCAAACCAGAGCGACCAAATGGATGATTGAATGCAGCATCCAGAGTTGATATCACAGTAGGCTTGCCCAATTGATTGACCAGTGCCGTAGCGACAGCTTTCTTTTCTACACTGATTACAGGTAGTGTAGCGATTGGTGTCTTTCTCCATTGAATGGTTGATTCAAAGAAAAGATCATAGGTACCTTTGACTACATTGAGAAGGCTTGGTGCATAACCATTGATTTTGATGAATCTCCAACCATCACTTGAGGATGCAACCTTTTCTGTGGTCAGAATACCAATCGAACCTTTGGCTAGAGTTTCATTACCGTTCAATCCTGATATGACGTTACTGGTACCTGAATTCTCAGTTACTTTTGCATTTGTCTTATCAAGGAACTTAGGTGCACCGACTACACAACCAGTATCAGCAAAGAAGATTTCAAAACTTCTCTGTGTACCAGAGGTTGCGATTCTTCTATGAATATAGATGTTCTTATCAGCTAGAACACCAAAAGGTGCGACGTTATCGACACTCTCGGTATTGTTTACTGAGGAACGAATGCTGTCCCATGTAGTGATGTTTCCACGATAGATGCCAGCAATCTGATCTTTGTTCAAAGAAGGCATACAAGCCTCAGAAGAAGCATTGGATGCTAGATCGGTAATGGCACCATAGTTTGCATTGCTTGGATGACAGACGCTGGTTGTAGCAAATTGAAGTGCCTGGAATCTCTGATAGATTGAACGTGTGACAGGAACACCAAAGATTACACCAGAGATACCATTCACCTGTAATGAAGCAAGTTCAGCAGGTGTGATTGTAGGAGTATAGATTTGTGAAAACCTTGAAGGTTCAATATCTGAAATTCCTACGTCAGCAATACCTACAGTGGTGACGGCAGTAGTTGGCATGTTAGCATGTTCTTTGTATGCAGAGAATGCACCAAAGACTGGTTTAGCAGTACCAGCCGAAGCCTTAATGGTTGTGTCAGCAGGGTCAATCCAGTTTCGTGTAATGGTAGTACCATCGACGATATTGAAGGTTTCCTGAGCACGAACCAAAGGAGCCACACCTACACCAGAACCACCATCGGATTCCTTGAAGATAGCGATTCTCTTATTGTTTGCACCAGAATTAACTCCACCTCTACAAAAATAAAGAGTATCATTCTTGGATGCTGAGATATAAACGTCCAAAGTGTTTGGCTTACATATTACAGCACCAGCAGTAGTATTTCTCAAAAGTAGAAGTAGACCTGCATCATGTGCGGTTGCACCTGACATTCGAATCGTAACTTGATTCGTGGTATCTATTTCATTGAACTGAGTGGCGGGGAGTGCAGAAGAAAAAGAAGAGAAAGAAAGAAGGGATACAAATACAAATGATTTTAAATTCATAAACATTACTCCGATTAAACACTATATTATTTAATGGAGTAATGTTACATATGTATTAACTTTATCTTTTTCTTCCGATGTTGTATTTAGCTACTAATTCCCATTCATCTTTTTCTTTATGAGAAAGAATCTTTACTTGACTAATAGGAGCAAGACCTTCTACGTTGTTTGTAGTTTTGATCTTAAGTAAACCCCATTGCTCAAGAAGTGTAGCAATTGTGTTTCGTCTTGATCGATCTTCATCAGAAAAATTAGATGGCTTACCATCTAACATGAATAGTTCTTTGAAGTGAACTATGTAATACAATCCTTGTTTATGTAAAATATGGCAAGACTGATAAAGAGTTTTATCTTTCTTAGACGCCACACCAATACGAGTCAATGTTTCTTTGATTTTAAGAAAATCTTCCTGTTGCTCAAGCTCAACTTGAATAAGTGATTCTATAACATTCATTGTGTTACTCCACCTTTTTGTA